AAAGACGTTGCCGTGCCAATAGCACCGCCCGTAATCGGCGTAATTACAAGGGTTTCATCCTCATAAGCCGCCGTGTAATCGGTATCAATTACAAGCGGGTCACCGTCAGCGGTCAACGATACTTTGAGCGACGGGATAAGTACCGGGTCAGCTACTTTAACCACGCCATCCGTAATCTGCTTTTCGCTGCCCACCACAGCCGTTTTGTGCGTTGCCGGATCCAGTACGTTAATCAACACGATAGGTGCCATGTTGAAATAAGCAAAGTGAGTTTTGGCAACCTCACTGAGGCTGTACTTTCCCCAATCATCCGAATAGCCAAAGGCCGCCACAGCCTCTTTGTAGGTGTAGCAAAGCACCGGCGTGTTGACTTCTGCCGGGTAACTAGCCAAATGCACCGGTGCGGTACCAAAAGCCACAATCAGGCCGCTGTCCGTCTGAGTCATCGGCACAAGGCTAGTGGCCTGCTCACCGGTATATACGCCATGTTTGTAAGCCATGTTTTACTCTCCTCTCTTAACCTCGTTAAATGCCAGGTAAAGCGGCGTACCCTGCTTTTTGATAGCCACCATTGCGGCATCCAGTTCCGCTACCGGAACAAACAGGCGGGAAATATTTTTGTATTTCTCGGTGTACCCCTTTACCAACTCTGATACATCGCCACGGTACACCGTGTACTGTTTCAGCCCTTCCGTTAAGCGGTTAGGCCCAACATACACCGTGGCTTTCTTGGTAGTGGTAGTGGCGGCTTTCTTTTCCGCCGTCTTTTTCTCAGTCATTAGTTATCCTCCTCCATAATCGCATTTAGTTTCATAGCCATTTGGGCGTTTGGCTGGGGTATCTGATAGACAAGAGTCCCATAGCCAAACCAAAATGGATATGGCTGGTTTTCAATGGTTTCAAACTTTGTGGGTAGTATAAGCCTAAACATATCATCCAGCAGGCGAACCAATAAAAGCCGCTGCCGGATCCGTTCCATGATGGAAAGCATGTCCATCCATGCCAGTTTATCCTGCCCGTATACGCCAATAGTCAGGCCAATGGTGGCCGTTGAACCATCTTCTATATCTTCCACATTTTGACAAGAAACAATCACATAGGGGTAATATGTATCGTTTTCATATTCTTCATCCGGGATATGCTGCTCGTATACGGTCACGGGCTTATCTTCCTGCCCCTCAGCTTGCATTTTATAAAGTTTGGTGGCCTCCCGTACTTGTTTGGCCACTGCTTTAACTAACATTGTTGGTATCATCGTCTATACCCCATCAAAAAGGCGTTTACTTCATGCTCGATATTTGACGCAAGCCGTTCCTGTATACGCTTTTCGATATAGTCCCGCACCGTTGGGCTTTCCAGCATTTGCGGTGTAGACGGGCCACTCAGCTTGTTTATTGGCAAGCTGTCATTGCCGGCAGTTCGCCGGAATACACCAACGTGCCCACTTTTCATTTTGGCAAGAAAAGCGTGGGCAATGGTGCCGCCCTGTCCCTTTACCACCTGACTGTACAGGTATTTACCTGTTGGCGGTCTTTTCTTGGGTACGCTCTTGGGGTTTGTGCGGAAATACGCCAAATCATTGACGCGCCCCTTTGAAGTCATTACCGCGCCGCCCGCTGGAAAAGAAAACTTAATTGTTTTCGTCACATAGCCGGACTTTATCGTGTAGCGTTCCCGGGCCTTTTGGGTTGCGTCCTTCTTGGCTCCGCGAATACTCTTGCGTATAGCTGTTTTGGCGGCCTTATCTGCCGCCCCTGGAATCCCTGCTAATAGCTGTTGGGCTTTTTGCAGGTCTCTTGCATCTATCTGAATCATCTTAAAGGCACTCCCATCCTGTACGCCCCCAGCGTCATGGTCAACATGCCCATATCATTGGTGCATGTATCCACCTTGTAGAGTTTGCCGTCCACCTTGAAGTTGGTTCCCATCTTGGGGATATGGGGCAAATCTGACGCTTTCACGCATACAGTAACAAAGTCGCCGCTTAGGCCGTCCGGGGTTCGCCTGCCGTCCAACAATGCCGCGCTCCGCTTGTCTGTTTCGTCTCCGGAAATCACACACACGCAGTCCGTGCCATTGAGGTTGTGAGTCTCCCCGAACTCGTCAGGGTTCAGGAAAACGGCGGAAATATCCGCCGCCACCATATCCTTGAATCCCATTTTAGCCAATCCGCACGCGGGCCACCGCCGTGGCGGCTGCTTTTGCCGCTACGGCATAGCCTGCAAAGATATTATCCGTTGCCGTAGGGGTAATGACGCTGTTGGTTGCGTCCCAGTATACCTTTTGGCCCACAGTCAGGGCTTTGCCGCTGCCCGTGGCCGCTGGGAACTCAAACACGCCCGTGAGCGTTACCGTGCCCGTGGCACCATTGGCGATATTTTCCAGGGCTACGCCAATACGGTCCGTGAGGGTCACCACATCCATATACGCAATATCAGCGGCAGCGGTGAAGTCGATATTATCACCTTTCTGCACAAAAGTTGCTTTTGCCATTTGTTTCACCTTCTCCTTAATCAGCTAATCGTGCTTTTCTGAATACCACGGAAATCAAGCAGGTTCACGCCTACATCGTGGTAAATGCGCCACTTGATACCCAGCGTGTCAAACTGTACCGCGCTTTCCATTGTCGGCGTTTCGTTGCCGTTCAAGCTGGTTACCTCGATAGTGGGCACAATACCCGGGGCAGCGGCCATATAGAACACATTGCTTGCGGAAAGTTCCGGATCTGCAACCACGCTCAGCTTGTTAGCAAACGGGTTAATTGCGGCGTTGTTCTTGGACGGGTCAACCACAGAATTGATAAGCTGGGCCGCCTCTACTTCCAAATCAACCGGTACAATCAGGTAAGCCGGCTGAATGTTCAAGAACTCCTTGCCGCCAATGTTTTTCTGCTTGGCCATAGCCGCCTTGATTTTGCCCAAACCGGCCACCGTAAGGCCCTCGGTCTGCAAGTTTTTATGATTTGCGTGGAAAAGTGCCGCACCTTCAATGGTGGGGTTATCCGTCAAGATAGCATAAACCATCTTGTTAATCATACGGCGACAAGCCGCGCCGTAAATGGACGGCAGGGTTTTGAGTGCGCCCATATCGTCGTTGATAATAGCCTGACGGGTGAGGGAAAAGGTTTTGCCGTAGGTTGCCACGGTAGCAGATACACTGTTTTCCGTCAGCTCGCCATGCTTAAATTCGCCGTTTTCGTTTACCTTTTCCAGCTCGTCAGCTTCACTCAGACGGTAACGGGTAGCGGCCTTAAAATCGGTGTTGCTGCCCTTGCCCGTCCACAGCTGGTAAGTCGTGGGGGCCGTCTGATATGCCTGGGCCATGCTCTTGTTGGCTACGTTGGAAAGGATACCCGGGAAAGCACCCGTGCCCGTCAATGCCTCACGTACAAGCTGCTCATCCGTCATATTGCGGGTATTCGTGCTCTTTTCGCGCTCGATACATTCAGCAGCCAGGCGTAACATACGCTTACCACGGAAATCACCGGCACCGGCAGCGGGTTTGTCCAAATGCAAACCGGCGCGCATTGCCAGCCCGTCCGTAGCAGCGGCGCGGAATTTGTCCATTTCGTCAACCTGTACCGTCACATTCTGCCCCTGACGCTCATTAGCCAGCTGGTCAAGGACTGCCGCCCGCGCGGCCTCTACCGTCATACCATCATTGATGAATTTTTCACCATCAATGCCAAACTGACGGCAAAGGGCACCGATTTCCTGCACGCGCTGACGCTCTGCCATCATGCCAGCCTCACGGGCTTCATTTTCGTTTACCTGAGGCTTTTCCGGCGTATTTTCCGGCGTTACCTGAGGCGTATTCTGATCTTTCATCTTTACATCTCCATTCTCTAAATCCTGATTTTCTAAACTACGGCCTACCCCTACCGTGGTATCAGCAGGAATAGACACTATGGACAATTCGTAAGGTGTCCAGCGGGTAGCTACCGAACAAGGGCCTGTAAACCGCCCGTCTGTACTCGTGGCACCTTCTGCCACATCTTCCCATACGTTTACCATATAGCCAACCGACACACCTTTAAGGGTGCCGCTTTTGACTTTCTGATAAATCTTGTCGCTTTCTTCG